TTAGATGTTCAAGAATATCCTGATGGTAGGTTGGATGTTTGGGCCAGGGAGCATTATAAATCTACAATCATTACTTTTCTTAAAACTATACAAGATATATTAATAGATCCTGAAGAAAGGATCTGTATTTATTCTTTCAATCAAACTTTAGCAAAGGCATTTGTAGGACAGATCAAGACAGAATTAGAAACCAATTGGAAACTAAAATGGTTATTCCCTGAAATATTGTGGGAAGAACCCTTGAAGGGAACTTATATTGATGAAGAAGGTGTTAGACAAAGGATTCCTTGGACTACAGATTCTATTCGTGTAAAGAGAAAGAATAGAGCTAAAGAAGACACAGTTACTGCTTCAGGATTGGTTACAGGGCAAAAGACAGGTGGACACTATACAATACTTGTTTATGATGATGTTGTTACTCTAGATTCTGTTTCTACTGCAGAAATGATCAAGAAAACTACTACTGCATATCAGATGTCTTTGAACACTTCTGCTAATCAACCTGGTAAACCTGCAAGGATCAGAATTGTAGGAACTTTTTATCACGAAATGGACACTTACTCAGAGATAATTAAAACAGGTCAAACTATTTTAAGAAAATATCCTGCAGAAGATGAAAACAGAGTTCCTGTATTGTTGAGTAGAGCTAATTTAAACATTAAGAAAGCTACTCTTGGTTCCTGGGTATATGCTTCACAAATGCTATGTGATCCTAGACAATCTAGTAACATGGGATTCAAAAGAGAATGGATCAAATATTGGAATCCACTTGTTTGGGAGAATTTAAACAGATTTATTCTAGTAGATCCTGCAGATGCAAAGAAGAAGAAATCAGATTATACTTCAATGCTAGTCATAGGCCTTGGAGCAGATAAGAATTATTATGTTATTGATTTTATTCGAGACAAGCTATCACTCACAGAGAGAACAAATATATTGTTTAAGCTGCATGAAAAATATAGACCACAATTAGGGACATTCTATGAGAAAGTTGGTATGCAATCTGATACATCACATATCGAATTTCAGATGGCATTAAGGAACTACAGATTCCCTATATACGAAGTAAATCCTAGGGCAGCAAAGGGACTAAGAATAGAATCCCTGGAACCATTATTTAAAAATGGTAGAATATGGTTTCCTAAAGAACTTTGGAGAACAAATTGGGAAGGTGATAGGGTAGACATAATGAAAGAGTTTCTGCAAGAAGAATACATTGCTTATCCATTCTGCCGACATGATGATATGATAGATAATTTAGCTAAAATAACTGATGAATCTGTTGTTCCATTATTAACATTCCCTACAGTACAAAGTTCAGATGAAATGTTGCTAGAGAGATTGACAGGAAGACCTGCAAATATGCAAGAAGACTATAAGCCATTTTAAGTTCACAAATACAAATAAATAGGATATAATGACAATATGAAAAATAAAGATCCAAAAAAAGAACAATTAAAAGAATCTATATTAGCCACTTTGGCAGATATGGTAGAAGTAAGAACACCAACTGAATCAATTAGATGGGAAGCTTGTTCGTTAGTTAAACATAGAACTCATGCTTTTAATTTAGGATCATCACCAATTAAGGCAATTCCTTTGTATTCCAATAAAGCTGTTGAAGCGACTAATACTTCAGTTAATGGAATCATGGGTTATTTGATCTCACAAAACATTAGATGGTTTAATGTAAGAACTAAAAATAAAAACTGTGAAGATTCAGATGAAATTTATGGTGCAAAAGATTACATGGAATTAGTAGTAACAACTATTCTAAATATGTTATCACAATGTAATTTCTATGCATCAACACATCTTGCAACGAAAGATTCATTTGTCCAGGGAACTTCTGCAGAATTTATTATAGATGGAAAAGACCATCAAATAGTTTATGATACAATAGATCCTACTGAATTTTATATTCGAGAAGATGAAAACAGAAAAGTAGATACATTCTTTAGAGTGTATGAAATCCCTGCTAAGACGGCCGTTAAGAAATGGGGAAACAAACTACCAAAAGAAGTTTTGGACATGATTAAGAATGGTTCAGGACATCAGAGAATCAAGTTTATACATGCTATCTATCCTAGAGAAGATGCTTTATCCCAAAAAGGGGAAATTTTGTTTTCTACTAAGAAACCATATGCTTCAGTTCACTATTCTTATGTTGGTGATGAAGTATTTTTGGAGAGTGGTTTTGATAAATTCCCTGTTGCTATTCATAGATGGATCATAAATGGTACAGGTCCTTATGGATCTTCTCCTATTATTGAAATAATTGAAGAAATTAAAAAGTTAAACAAAATGAGTTTGTTGTATATGACTGCAGCCGACAAAAATGCGAATCCACCAATATTTGCACCTGAGATTTTAAAGGGAAGATTAAATCTCAATCCAGGTGGAATCAACTATGCTAATTTAAAATCGACAGGATCACCTGAACTATTTCCAACAACCTTGGATCTTAGTCATTTATATTTAGCTATTCAAACTAAAGAGAGAGATATTGAACAAGCTTTATATACGGATCTTTTTAGTATTTTAATGAGACAAGAGCAAGTAAGAACTGCAACTGAAGTTAGAGAGATCAAAGGTGAAGGATTAGTCCTATTATCTTCGATCATAGGTAATTTACAAGAAGAAAAAATTACTCCATTAATTATGAGAACTTATAATCTCATGTTAAGTTCAGGACTTATTAAGCCACCATCTGAAGAACTAAAAGAAGCTTCTGAAGCTGGAATTGTAAAAGTAGAACTAGATGGACCACTTGCACAAAACATGAAAGCTTATCATCAAACAACAGGGATCACACAGGGGTTGGAAGCCTTAGCAAAGGTAATGGAGTTAAATCAAGATAGTGTAGTTAATATCGACTTTGACAAATTGATAAGAATAGCTGTTAGTTCAGGTGGAATGCCACAATCAGTAATTAGAGAAAAATCAGAAGTAAAGAAAATTAAAGCTGCTCAAATGGAAGCAATTAAAGCTCAACAAAAGAATGAACAAATACAAGCTCAAGCTGCATTGGATGCTCAAAGGAATGGTAAAAAACTATGATAGATAAGAAACAACAAATAGATAGAGAAACAATTAGTAAAAGAAATTCGTTGAGAAATGTTTATAGGACCGAAGAAGGCAACTATGAACTTTCACGAAGTTTAAGAGAACTTGGGGTATTTGATGAAATTCCAACTGATCCTGAAAAGGTAGCTTTAAGAAACTATGGAATCAGAAAGATGGAAGACTTAGGAATGTTAGATGAAGAAAGTCTACAAGCCTTGGTTAAATGGATGCTCAAAGGTGATTGGAAAATTCCTGTTGATAAAACAACAGTTTAAGGAGAATCGAATATGTTAGAAAAAGGGAACGATCCTGTAGTTGAACCTGTAGTACCTGTAACAGTTGATCCAATTGTACCAACTGATCCTGTAGTACCTGGGGTAAACACTCCACCTATCGTGGAACCTGGTAAAGAACAAAACCTGAACAATCCTGTTCAACCTTCTTGGTTAGCACAGTTACCAAAAGACCTAAAAGAAGATGCAGAGACAATTGAGCTATTAAGTAAAAGCCAAACTATTGGTGATTATGTAAAAGCTACTTTGCTGAAACAACCTGGAACTTTGAAACCGAACGAACCTGAAGTAGATAAACCAATGGTGTATGATGAAACTTTTGTTTCAAAACTATCTGATGAATCAGATCCTTTTGGTTTAATGACAAAATCACTTAAAGATACTTTACAGAAGAATAAAGTAACTGCAGAAGGTGCAAAGGAAATCTTTGAAACTTTAACGGCTGCTCAACAAACTTCTCAAAAGGACTTTATGGAAAAGGGGATCCCTTGGTGTGAAAATGAACTAAAGAAATATTGGGGCAATGATTATGAAAATCAACGAAAAGCCGTAACCAGGGGAACTTTAGCTCTACAACAATTCGATCCTACTTTGATTTCAGAATTAGACAAAACAGGGGCAACTATAACACCTGCCGTAGCTAGAGTTATTGCAATTATTGGGAATAACGTCAAAGAAGATGGTTCCATTGGTAGCAATAATACTAGGAGTGGTAATGGAAGGAATCCAAAAGTTCCTGTTACTTATCCTAAAAATTAAAGGAGATCCTAAATGGATTATATGACATTCTCAGACGTAGCAGCAGCTACACATAATGAAGATTTAATTCCTGTAGTTGAAGAAGTTTCAACTAAAGTAACTATGTTTAATGATGCTCCCTGGAAAGCATCAACAGACATGTTAAGAGACATCGGTGGTAGAGAAGGTGAAGCTCCTAGAGCAACCTGGGTTGGTGTTGATGAAGGTGCTAAACCTAATAAAGGATCACAAGAAAAGTATACTGAAGAACTTGGTATGCTAGAAGCTTGGTCTAAAACTGTTAAAAAGATTGCAGATTTATCTCCACATTCTGATGAACTTAGATGGAGAGAAGACAAACGTCATTTCAAAGGCATGGGTTTGGATCTAGAAAGTGCATTAATTTATGGTAATAGAGTTCAAAATGTAAGAAAGTTTGATGGCTTTATTCCTAGATTTGCACACTTGACAGACATTGATGGTATTGGTGCCGTAAGTGGTGAAGATGAAAACTTTGTAACAATGAATGCAGGTGGTGTATCTGCAGTAGGTATGTCTTCAATTATGATGGTATATTGGGATATTGATGATGGAGCACATTTGTTATATCCTTCTCATTCTGCAAATAATGGTATGCAATTTGTACCTTATGGTTACAATGCAATCGAGCAAAGTGATGGAACTTTATTAGAAGTTGCCTTTTCTAAATTTGCTTGTACTGTAGGTTTAGGAATTGCAAATAGAAGAAGTGTAGTTCGTGTAGCTAATATTGATAATTCATTAACAGGTGCCGACTTAACAACTGCAATGGGTAACATTGAAGCATCTATTTATGATGCCTTTGCATCTATTCCTGTAGACTTCCAAAATAGAGTTAGATTGTATGCGAATAATCGTACACTTTCTACTTTAAGAAAGGGTTTTGCAAAAAGAATAGCTCCTGCAAGATATGAAGATGCTATTCCAAAGAATGCTACAGGTGATATTATGTTTGATTCATTTGTAATTCGTAGATGTGATTCACTATTAAATAGTGAAGATAGAGTACTTTAGTACAAGGGGAAACAAATGATCATTGAAACAAAACGTGCAGCATTTAATCCTATTGAAGTTGATCTAACAACTTTAGTTGGTGCAGGTGTAACATTAAATGGTGAAGCATTGGATTTTGATTTTAAAAATCAATTTAAAGAAACAAACGAAACTTTAGAAGTTTTTGTAACCACAGAAGCTACTTCTGCAGGTGCTGCAAAACTTCAAGTTGTTGTAGATACAAAAGATTCTGATGGTGAATATGAAAGAACTGTATCAGGAGAAGTATTTACTATTTCTGCTAGTACAACCTTAGTTGCGAATAAAGTCCTGGCTAAGATAGTTCTACCTGATGATACCAAACAAATTGTAAGAGTTAGTTTGGTTAATGCAGGTGCTGCATTTACTGCAGGAAAAGTTGTAGGTCTTATTAGACCACTATAGAAATATAGAAGGAAGAAAATCGTGTTAATTGAAACAAAGAGAGTAGCATTTGATCCTATCAAGTTTCCATTAGTCGACTTAGTTGCAGAGACTATCGAAGGTGGAGAAGTTCTAGATTTTGATTTTGATAATCAATTTAAAGAAACACATGAAACCTTAGAAGTTTTTGTATCTGCTTCTGCTTCTGCAGGTGAGACTATAACACCTGCCGTAGCTAAAGAAGTTACTTTAGAAGTAACAGTTGCTCCGACAAGTAATGGAGATATAACAGTAGATGGAGTTATTATTCCTGTAACTACTGCTTCAGAAACATCTTTGACTACAACTGCTCTAGCTATTGCTAGTGCAAC